CGCTTTTCTTTTCCTCACCCTTGCCTTCACCGGATGTAGCTGCGGCTGAGGGCTGCAGTACGTTCTTTGTTTCATTGGCGGCTTCTTCCGATGCTGCCTTATCACGGGAGAGCTGTTCTTGCTGGAACCGACGAGCTTCTTCCATAGAGGAAACCTGGTGGCCCAGCATGCCTGCAATATTGTAGATATTGTCAGCGATATTCATTACAACACGTTCAATACGTTCTAGTGTTGCTTGATTGCGTTGGATGACTGTTTGTTGTTCGGAAAGAGCCTCTACTTGAGGATCTTCTCCAGTGTCACTACCAAACTTTGCGTTAATTTTCTTTTCGACAAGGCGCCCGACAAACCCTTTACCAAAAAAGGCCTGATTAACTTTTCGTAGAGCAAGCTCTTTAGCTGTTTTCTTATACTCGGCGTCGAATGCCATTGTTGTTTAACCGGTGTTTAGTCGTTGTTGTTCTTGGTTCAAGTATTCCTTCAGCATATCGACATAAAGATCACGTTCGTAAGGATACAAGTTCTCGAGTTCTGTTAGTGAATATTTATGGTGCTGAACCATTGAAAATAACAACGTGTAGTAGTTAGCTACAGTGTTATGGCTCAGCCCAACGTAAAAAAATCAGTGAGAGACCTCAGGGTTATATTGACTTTCTTACCGTTTGAATTTGTGTAGCTGATAACATGCTCGATGCGAGGCATTGCTTCAATAAACTGCTGAATAGCCTGGTAAGTCTTGATATCCAAATCATTAACAAACTGCTCGACTTCTTCTTGGGTGTGCTCAGCGAACTTGTAAACATTGTTTTCATCGTAAGCTGCTTCAAGGCACGCTTGGAGGATAGCAAAACTAAAATCAGCAGCGGAGCCTGTTTTCTCGACAGCTTCAAGAATATCCATTGTCGGGTACTTTAAGAGAAGACCGCACCCTGGAGAAGTTTCAAGTCTGTTGGATATGTTGCTATCCTGTATAACTTCAACCTGATCTAGATCGACTTCGACATTGTATATCTGTCCATCTTCGTTGTCTTTGTAAGCAAGCGTGACAAGGTTTTGAACCGATCTTGCTCTGAGCTTAATGAAAAAGTATTCCAAGTCAAACGTGGTAAACGTCTCTACATTTATCTTTGGATCGGTAATACAGTTCTGTACAACCTGCTTGATCGCGCGAACCATGTCAGCTTGATCTTCACCAGCCTGCGCAATAAGAAGAATCTTTTCCTCTTTAACAAGGAAAGGACGGAATGTGATAGTTTGCTTCGTCGAGGGAAGGACGAGACTAAACGTTGGGTGACTAGCAATAGGTAATGCCATTATAAAATCTCCTCAATTCAATTGAATATGTTTTTGACTGTTGAAGCGGAAGAGAGGGCGTCTTGAACGCTTCCAGGTCTCTTCAGTGATGCAATCGTCTGGACTGCGGTACCAATTTTCACTAGTTTCTGGAACGGTGTCAGTTGGTTGAGACCGTTCTTCGTCAGCATGAGAGGCTGATCGGCATTAGCGAGTTCCGCTTGCAGGTAACAGAACGTGACAGAGAACTTCATCATGTTACTGTCATCCCAGCTCAGTGAAATGTCTGGTAGTGATTTAGGGAATGCGTTGAGAAGTTTGTAATCAAATATTACATCTCCCTGCTCGTTGTATGTTCTTACGTTTATCGTCGTCTCGTAATTGCGCTTGAACTCAACCTCGTATGGAGCAAGTCCGTTAAAGCCGTTTCGTACGCCCGAAACGTTGTAATCAGAACGAACGATACCTTGCATCCAGCGGTAGAAGAATTTATAGATGTCGCCTCTACCGTCTCCAATAAAGGATAGGGTTATGTCATTTACACCAGCAGAGTAGGGTATGTTGTCCTGTGGACCAACGCCAAAACGTTTTATACTATCATCAGTTTGAATATTCAGACCGGGCAGTTGCGCACCTTCTGCATACAGTGATATCTTTTCTGCCATTGGTGAACCGGACAGGATTCTTGGAGCAGACATTGTAACATCGAAGAGGTTCGTGCGCGCAACGGAGGCTTCACGGATCTCTGCCATGAATTTGGAAAGCTTTCCACCAGGCGAAGACCCCCCACGCCCCAGAAGCGACTTCAATGCAACGGCTGTGCCGATTACATTCATTGCATTGTTCAAACGAGCCATTTACACTCCGATCATCTGACGACTATCGCGCCATACCTTTTGTTTGTTTGCGCCAACGAACCTTTCTAACGGTAGGAACAGCGCCGTATCCCATTGTTCTGTTGGAATCCACAAGTATCTTGTTTTTACATGCGTATTTAGATAGTGTTTGATACATGGTCTAAAAAACCTGAAACGCGATGATGCGTTTAGGATTTTGTATGTGAGTCTAAGACGTGTTGTATCATCGTTGCTGTTGTTGTTTACTGTCGCGTACAGCGCATCCATCAGTCTTGCTCTGAGTATGTGTGGAAGATAGTGCATGTTAATACCATAAAAACCACCCTGTGCCTGCTGGAAAGGAAACACCAACGGGAACCGGTCATAGTAAGGTAAAGTATCTTTGGTTTTAGGATCGTACATAAACAAATACATTCTCCCTATACTCTGCGGTGTTAACTTCGTCACCAAGCGATCGCTTTGTTGAGTAACGAGCGTTTTGGGATTTTGTACAGACCTTACATTCAGAGCTTGCTCACGTAACCACTCTCGAGCATTATTCTGAGACATGACGGGATCCCTAGCTGTGCTGAGAATGTCCGTAAAGAGTTGTGTTCGTTCTGTTGCCATTAGTATTTAATTCCTAGTTCGTGTTCCGTCATTATGATAAACTTCCATCTGCGGTCTTCGCAATACTTACGAGCCGCCTCCCATTTAGCACTATTTACACCCCATTTGTAAACTTCTTCTAAATATTGCTTTGTTGGTCGCTTTTTAACAATGGGTGGCTTTGTTTCTTTTGCTGGCTTTATTTCAACAACAATTGTTTCCTCTGCTCCATCAACATTGACTTTCTTTAAGTGGAAGTCGGGGAAATATCGATGTAGGCGTCCGTCAATAGGTGAGCGATAGGGTATGGAGAACTCTTCACTCGACCATTGTTTAATGTCTTTGTGCGTGTCTAAATAAGACATAAAACGTAACTCCCACGAACTCCTGTATACAATTTTCGTAGGATCGCCTTTATACTTCGCAGGATTCTTAGGTTTGAAAAAGCCTTTATAACTCATAGGAAATATTTATATGTCAGATGTAAATGTCGCATATAGTCAGAACGCATCGTTAAGTGCAAAAGCATTTGTTGAGAAGGTGTCTGACAAAATCAAAAGCGGCGTAGGTAACATATCTGAAGCAGCAAAATCAGCCGCGGGCGAAGCCTCAGCTAAGGTAAAGAGTTTCTTTACACCAAACGATGTTAAGGGAAGTGCAAAGGGAGCACAAGGAGCTCCTCCACAAACAGCGTTGGAGAGCAAGCGACCACTGGGTCCTTTAGAGTATCCAGCTCAAATGAAATATTATACCCTATTTTCGTTTAAAGAGTACAAGCGGGGTGTTGCACTCGGTAAATCGGTTGATATTAATACAGCTCAAATTATTCTACCGGTCCCGGGCAACCTGACGGAAACGTTTGGTGTTGATTACGATACGCCAGCACTCGGTCCTATTGTTGGATCACTTGCCGGTACAGCGTTGGCTGGGCAACGTCAAGCAGAAGACCGTCAGCCAGGCCAAGAGAAGACGGTATCAGGTATGGTCATGGCAGGCGCAGGTGCTCTTGCTATGGGCGGTATAAAAGCAGCATCAGAAAAAATAGTACCTGGATCTGGTGAGAAGGCAAGCGCGATTGCATCGATAGCGGCGGGTGTTGCTCCTAACCCTCACCTTGCTACTGTTTTCAGAAACGTTGGTTTAAGAGAGCATTCTTTTAGTTACAGGCTTGCTCCTAACTCAGCAGCAGAGCTGGCCAAGGTTAAGGAAATTATACGCCAGCTTAAACTACGTATGTTACCGGGAATGACTTCAGGTGCAGATGTGCTGTTTACGTTTCCTGACGTGTGTGATATTACCTTTGCCACTGGCACGATGGAGTCGTACAAAATAAAACGCTGTGTGTTAAAAAACCTAAATGTTAACTACGCACCAAACGGCCCTGCGTTTTTTAAATCAGGCGATCCTGTAATTGTAGAGATTGCAATGTCGTTTATGGAAATGAGTGTGTTCACTCGCGACGACGTCAATAAACAATCTACAAAGGCGGTACCGTCCGAAGTCCCACCGCCGGTACCATCACCGTGATAAAGAAGGCAAAAGACAATGGCAGCTTTTTTCAGTTATTTTCCAACACTACTCTACGCTAACAATGCAGTTACTAACATTATTGCGAAAGTTAAGTTTCAGGATAGTGTTAAGAAGAATCTCGGTGTATTCTATCCATACACGGTGAAGGAAGGCGAGCGTCCAGATCAGATAGCGGAGAAATACTATGAGGATTCTTCGTATGATTGGATAGTGTACATGAGCAACGATATTGTTGATCCGTATCACCAATGGCCACGTACGCAGCTTGAAATGGAGAGCTATATCACAAAGAAATATGGATCTGCTGCAGCTGCTGCTTCGCAGACTGCATTCTACCGAGTGAATTATGAAACAGACGATCGCGTTATAACAACCGCAGCTTACAATGCCCTCTCTGCCGGTACAAAACAATACTGGCAACCAATTGTTGGTTATAACGATAGTATTTTAAATTACGAGCGGAAGCGACAAGAGCTTATAGCAGATACCAATTGTATTCAGACATTGAACGGTGTCTTCAACGAAGTACCGGAAATAGGCTCTACCATCTACGCTGCTGGACCAGCAGTTATTCCAAAAGGAACCGTTGCATTTGCCAACTCTACAGTGATTACAATGAAACACGTTGAAGGTACGTGGGCTCAGAGTCTTGTCTTCAAGTATAGTCCCTCCGGTGAGACAGTTGATGGCACAATCACAAGTGTGGAAGATCGCGTATATGCGATACCGATTGATGAAGTGTCGTACTGGTCACCGGTGACGTGGTTTGATTATGAGTATGAGTTGAATGAAACAAAGAGAAGTATTCAACTTATTTCAGCCACATACGTTACGAAGATTGAACGTGATATGAAAGAACTTTTACAATCATGAGTAGAGTATTTGAACCTGGCGACGTTAACATTAAGCGACTTGAGTTGGTTAACAAGAGTCTCAACGCGAGCACTTCACCTATGGACCAGGTCCAGGGGTTTGATATCTTCGAAGATATATCTAAACCAACACTTTACGCGGCACTTTACTTTACAGACTCTATCGGGCTATTAGAAAACTTTCCAATAATCGGTGAAGAGCAAGTTTTTATTGAGTTTGAGACGCCGGGTATGAGTACGACGACTACGTATAAGTTTCGTTCGTTCGAAGTTGCTGATGTTGTTAGAGCACAGAACGGCAAGTCGACAAGTTTCACTTTACGCTGTGTCAGTGAGGAACATTTACACAATGGTTCTTCTATGGTCACACAGTCGTACCAGGACATTGTCTCAAACATTATCCCTGATGTTCTAAAAAGATATCTAAAAAGCAAAAAAGAGATAATCGTAGATGAGACTAAAGGGATCCAAACACTCGCTGTACCGCGATTGAATCCTTTACAGTTTATTGATATGTGTCGCCAGCGCGCTGTTAGTAAAGAAATGCCTTTGTCTTTGTACTTTTTCTTTGAGAACCAAAAGGGGTTCAACTTCAAAACTCTCGAGGGGTTAGTGAAAGAGGGAAAGAAGAACATCGGATCCCGTGTCTTCAATGCTCAGGATAACACGACGGTAACAAAAGATACGACTGCAAAGTCTTGGCGCACAATACAAAACTTTCAGAACCTTGTCAATATGGATTCAAGCTTAAAGGCTGCAGAAGGTGCCTTCAAGTCAGTCACAAAAACATTTGACATTGCATCAAAGAAGTTTGAATCTGTAGAATTTGATATGAAAAAGGTGTTTAACAAGTTGGAGAAGTTTGACACCAATAGCCAGATACCAAACACGGACGCATTCATAAAAGAATTCGGAAGCGGAGCTCCGAAGAATTACATATCGACAAAGAACACGCTAATTCCGGACACGTTTCTTGACACCACACTTGCTATGCGCGGTGCAATGCTTACACTGATTAACTCAAACGTCACACGCGTATTGATACACGGCGACTCGGGCTTGAAAGTGGGTGACATGATAACGTTAGATTTACCGTCAGCTTCCGGCCTTACAGGGAAGCGTCCGGATGATCAAAAGTTTACTGGTAATTATTTGGTTACGCGTTTACGTCACATGATAACACCGAGTACCAAATCAAAACATCAAATTGTACTTGATTGTATAACAGTGGGAATTTAAATGACGACAGAAGCACTTGGCCAGGAAGGCTTTAGATGGTTTATAGGAGTTGTGGAGGAGCGTGAAGATCCAAAGAAGCTCGGCCGCATTAAGGTAAGAGCACATGGTATTCATGGTACCAAAGTTGAAGCGCCAACCGATCAGTTACCATGGGCAACAATGCTTATGCCAGCGATGAGTGCTAGCTTGAAACGTGTTGGTATATCGCCAACGGGCATACAGATAGGATCCACTGTAATTGGTTTCTTCGTAGATGGTCAAGAAGCAACCGTCCCAGTCATTCTGGGTGTGTTGCCAGGTATAGATGATATACCTCTTGCTGCAGCCGGTCAACAATCACTAAATAAGCCTCAATTAGGAACGGAGCCAGCTTCCGCATTTAATGCGCGCTATCCGTACAATAAGGTAACACAAACAGAATCCGGACACTTGATTGAAGTGGATGATACACCGAACTATGAGCGGCTACACGTATATCACCGATCGGGCACATATACTGAGATCGATAAAGAAGGTACCCGTGTAAATAAAATTGTTGGTGATGATTTTGAGATTGTTCAGAAAAACCAAACTGTGTATATTCAGGGCAACGTCAATCTTCAGGTGAAGGGAAGCTATACACTAAACGTTGATGGACCTGTTGTTATTAATGGTTCGACAGTTAATATTAATCAAGGATCGCAAGGTGCAGCTCGAGCTGGGGATCTTGTTACAAATGATGATAATGCTGGTAATCAGCCTATCGCTCAGGGATCTTCTACGGTTTTAATCGGGGGTTAAACATGGCTTTAGTAGTACAAAAAACAAATACAACGCCAATCAAAACACAAGCAGAGATTTTTTCCGACTTCTTTACAGACTTGGATATTCATCCCGTCAAAAAAGATTTCGTTAGACATACAAATGAAGAAGCGGTCAAGCGGTCAATAAAAAATCTATTATTGACAAATACAGGCGAACGTTTCTTTAACAGCGACATAGGAAGTGATATCCGTGCTTTGTTGTTTGAGCCAATGTCACCAGCAACAGAACAAATCTTAGAAGATTTTATCCGAGTGACAATTGATAACCACGAACCAAGAGCAAGAATAGAACAAGTGCAGGTGTTAGCGGATCAAGAAACGCAGACGGTCTCGGCTACTATCTCTTTTTCAGTAATAAATAAACAAGAACCCGTCATTCTTGAACTAATTCTCAATAGGATCCGCTAATGGCCAACACAAGTATTGATCTAGTTGGTTTAGATTTTGCTACAATAAAGAGCAATCTAAAAAACTTTTTAAAGACAAACACGCAGTTTAAAGATGTCGATTTTGAAGGATCGAACATTAACGTATTGCTTGACTTGCTTGCGTACAACACGTATCTCAATGGATACTATACGAACATGGTCGCCAGTGAGATGTTCCTGGACTCCGCGCAGTTGAGGGATAGTATCATTTCGCATGCGAAAGAGTTGAACTATCTTCCTCGTTCATTTATTTCCTCAAAAGCAAAAATAACTGTTGACATAACCCCATCAACTAGTGTATCGTCCATTGCCGTTCCGAAATATACTTCTTTTACTACTAGATTAGGATCATCTACGTACACGTTCTCAACAGACGAGTCGGTAGTATTGACCTCATCAACAAATGGTGTGTTTTCTTTTGAAGCAAGCGTATACGAAGGTAGCGTCGTTTCAGATACATTTGTGGTTGACACCTCAAACACAAGTCAGCGATTTGTTTTGTCAAATCAGACTGTTGATACTTCTCAAATTGAGGTCATTGTGTATGAGGATGGCGGTTCATCGCAACTGACTTACACACAAGCATATGGTCTACTCGGTGTAAAGAACGCATCGCAGGTATTCTTTGTACAGGCTGCTGAGAATTCCCAATATGAAATATTGTTTGGTGATGATGTGTTCGGAAGACGTCCCAAGAGTGGGTCGTACGTTGTAGCCAGATACAGAGCAACAGCTGGTGAATTGCCAAACGGTGCATCTACGTTT